TTCAGAATATGTTACTGAACCACCAGCAGGTAATACATCTAATGAATTGTTTTCAATATAATAAATAGGGTCTGTAACTGTAGCATAATTCATATCGTCAGGGTCTGAATATCTACCTTTATATATTGCAGGTACATTACGACAAGGCTGACTAATATCCCCATCACTTCTCATTACATTTGATATTTTTCCAGTATTTAAAGTACTAGCACTACCAGAAGTAAAACTAACAGAAGATGTGCACAGATTTAAAAGATTTTCTGGTAATACATTTATTATTTCTTTAGCGCCATCTGTAAGAAACTGAGTTAATTCAGTTTGCGTAGGAGCACTACTTCCATCTATTGAAAGACTTGTTAAACCTTCTACCTGTGCTTCAAAAGTAGCCATTATGCACTCGCTATAAATAATTCAACGCTTACTGCGTTACCGCCGGGATTTACTTGTATACTGCCTAAATCAGCCATAGTTCCAAAACTTGGACTTGTATCAGCTTCTGACAACATTAAGTCATCTGCACTTCCAAGAATGTGACTTTCACCAGCACCTAATTTTACTTGATAAAGAGTAGCTGCTCCAACAACAGCTAACTCAACTGAATTAGAACCATCTAAATTTGTAACTCTAATATATTTTGAATCTTCAATATCAACAGCCCCAGCTGCTCCATATGCATTAGAATTAAAAACTGCAATAGTTGTAGTTTGACTAGCTGGACAAGTAACAACTCTTTTATATATTTCATCAATGCTAGATATTTCTAATGTTCTTTTAGAGCCATAATCTTGATTTCCAAGAATTATATCCTCTTGTATTTTAACTTTTAATGTTGCCATATTAACCCCTTAATGCTTTTTCGGCTATTTTGACAAGAGCGGCAGGATTAGCTTGTTCACCTGCTGAAGCTATCTCTTCTAATGCTTCAATAGCTACAATAAATTTTGGATTAAAATAATCTTCTCCAAAATCAAAATCAGTCATATCAACTGAATCTATATTAGGCCAATTAGAATTACCGTTTTTTTCCACGTTTTTTTCCACGTTTTACAGCTCCACCTTTTTTATAACCTCTTGCCTTAGCCGCGGCTTGCTTACCTTTTTTTGTATAAGGATAATGTTTTCCACCTACTTTTGGCATATTAATCTCCTTGTCTCCAAGCTTTTTTTGCTCTTTCATTCCATATCTTGGAATTTTCTTTTATTATATTATTTTCTATTGATTTCACACTATCTTCCATTGTAGTAGTAGAAAAACCAACTAAATCTTTGCGTATTGCAGTAGCCCATCCGCTGTCTCTTACAATAACTTGAGTTGTATACAGAGGGTCCGATGCTTTATTTCCACATGAACGACAATAGAACCAACCTTCTGGATTTGGCTCATCACAATGTATACATTCTTTCATTAAGAACCTGCTACAATAAGCGTTAAAATTCTATCGCCATTTAAACGACAATGCGATACAGATAATATTGCATTATTTGTACTGTCTAAACCAACGATATAATCATAAATCTCTTTTGCCATCCCTGAAGAATCACCTTGAGTTCCCGGGTTAGCATTATGAATAAAAACTTTTGTTTTTGTATTTGATGAATTATATGATGCCATTTTTTTCCCTTACTTTTTTAGTGAGGCGGGATAATTCCCGCCCCACCATATTCAATCTGTATATTGAGCTATTACCTCTCAAACTTAAGATTAGCTAAATGTGATATGTGCTTTATCAGCCGCTAAACTGAAGACATAATAACTGTCTCCATCACAAACGATAGAAGCTCTATCTCCTTTTGTTGCACCACTAATAAAAGTTAGTACATCAAAACCAGTTCCTTCAGAAACTGTTTGAGCTGCTCCATCTTCACCATCAATACCATGACCATGCATATTGTCACCATCATCATCGGTAACTTGCACAGTTACAGCATTAGATGCTACTGTACCAAGAATAAATTCGGCATTCCAGCCCATTAATTTATTATCGTCAGAAGCACATTCTGGTAATGTGATAGCATAAGCTGAAGCCTGATTAATCATAAAAACACTTCCTGAGTCTTCTGCTGTTAATGTTAAAGCAGCATTGACGTGGCGTATTTTTTTCTTAAAATCAGACCTACCACTATTTTGTTCTATATAATCACTACGCATTATTCAACCCTCCTAATTCAAGTCAGTGAACGAATACAACATATGAGTTTCTGGAATTGTTACTTCCAGACCTGCTTCAGTAAGAATCATATCTTTCCGAAGGTCTTCATCAGCTTGTTGTACGTTAGTAATTACATGAGTATCACGATTTAATCCATTACCTACCAAAGGTCTATAAGCTAATTGACCCATATCAGCCAACAGTAAGAAACCTGCTGACATTCCACGGAACAATGGCTCACGAACAATAGATAAATCTCCATGAACAGTATTCAATTGCATGATTTTATGTCCAAAAGAGCCATCTCTTTGTGAAGCTTGGAAGTTATAACGATTTCCTGTATCGTCAGGGTCACCAAGAGACACATCAATGAAACTATTGTTTCCAACTTTGTTTAGATAAGAGATAACAGGTAAACCAGCTAGAGCAAGTTTGTTATTACTTCCACCACGTGCTGGGTCAAATAATACTTCAAAGTCTCCTAATAAAGCATCATAAGTTAGCTCGGACTGTTGGTATGTTTTAGCATAAGCTTGTTGTGCATTATAAGATAGAGAACTTGCTCCGTCTACAAATGTACTGTTTTTCAAGATATGTCCAACTAGACCTTCGGTGTACTGAATACCAGCATTATCTCTAGCTTTATGATTAAATAGCATAGCTCTTTCAATATCAATTTTGTGCTCTCTCATTTTTTGAGCTAACACTCTTTCAAATTCATTTGCTACACCTCTCATATTAATAGCTAGAGCTGTGTTTGTAATCTCAGCTGCTGTTTTGAAAATCTGGGTGTACCCATAATTATCTTCTAAGCTATCTGAGAATACGTCTGGTGAACCTGTACCTTCTCCATATGCAGTACCAATGATTTGACATCTTTTATTATCTAAAAGTTTGTTTGCATTGGTTGCAGTTGAAGAAACAGATATTACTTTACCTGTAAAGGATGTGTCACTTGCATTTTGTTGAGGTGCATCTTCTACTCTTACAACAATATTTGCATATGTTGCGTCAGCAGCTGTGTCACCTAATGTTCTTACAGCAAATACCATACCTTTAACAAGGAAGTCCACAGCAGCACCATCTGGTGTATCTACAATAAATGATACTGAATCACCAGCAGCTTGAGTTGCTGAACTATCGTGATTACCTTTTAAAAGGAACTCTCTACTTGTATAATTAATCTTTGTTCTATCTTCAAGATAACGAAACAATGAATCATCAGTAGGAAGTTTAGCAGTTTGGCTCAAGTAGACGAAGAAAGGACTTTCTTCAGGTGCTAATTCAGCAATCCTATCAGAAAAGTTATATAGTCTTCTTCTATCTGGAGCACTACTATAAGGTGGATTATCAGCAGATAAAGTACCAGCAATCAAGTCTGTTTGTTTGATTTGTCCGCTTATTGCCATTTTATTCTCCTAGTTATTTACGTTTTATTCCTCTACTAATGCTACCAGCGTTTGCTGCATTTAGGATTTGGTCCCACATTCCATCTTGTTCAGACTTGGTAGGAACACTTCCACCTTGCAAAACTCCTGCTGTACGGGCTTGATTACTTGTGTCTGGCTTTTGAATAACAGGTTCTTTGTATTCACCTTTATTCATTTTAAAAAGTTTGACTAAGTTATCAAGAGGAACATTGTCTTTTGGCTGTTGAGCAAAACGCATAAATTCCTGCACTTCGTCTTTATTCATACCAAAATCACTTTCAAGTTTATTCATTGTGTTTGAAATAAACTGTTTCTGTTCTTGCCCTCTCATAGCATTGTTTACAGCATTATTTATTCTAGCTTCTTCTTGTTTCACACGCATTTCGTATGATGGAGAGCCAGGTTTGTTGTACGCATCCCACGGATTGAACTCGTCATCTTGTAACTGTGCTGTCTCAGTTTTCTTATCTTCACCATTATTACCGACAATACTATCTCTTAAAGTCTCTACAAGGTCAGGTCTCTGCTCTAGTAAGTTCACTAGCGGTTTGTATTGGTCCATATGCTTTTTTTCTGCTTCAGCTTTGTCATACATAGACTGAAACTTCTTTGCTTCTTTTTCCCAATCCATTGCTTCTTGTCCTTCTAAAGTACCTTCTTGTTGAGACTCAGCTTGAACCGTATCCATAGATTCCACAGCTTGAGTATCGGTTGTTGATGTTTCATTATTCATTTTAACTCCTTCGATGTCTAGTTCTCTTTTTGAGCAGAACCACGTTTGACTTCAGCCTCTACGACTTTAAGTTCTCCACGCAATTTCTCGAGTTCTAGCAACACCTTATCGTTTAGTTTGTTTTTACTTATACGCCTATCGGCAGTGGCGTTAGCCTCTATATCACGTAAACGAGTTTTAAATTTCTCAACTTCAGTTCGTTTTCTATCTGATATAGATTCTCTTGTAGCCGTTTGCAGGTCTCCCTGTAAATTCTTTATAGTTTCTGACATACTTGTCATTTGTTGCTCCATTGCTGCTCTTTGATTCATACGAGTTAAAATACCTTCCTTATCAAAGATGTCTGGGTTTTTCTTTAATACTTCTACTTGGTCTACTAATCCCATTTGGAATGCTTCCATATACACAGCTAACTCTGCGTATTTACTTGTTGGCAATGTAGAACCTGACTCAATACCCACATCGTGCTGTTCTAAATTGTGTTTATCTTTCTTTAAATCAAACACAACTCTCGTTTTGTCAGAGTATATTTGAGCCATTTGCTCTGTAATATCATTATTAGGTTGTACCAATCTCATTAATTTTGGTACGTTGTAATGTGTTTTAGCATAGTTGTACATTACTTTACCTAATCTCTTTATACTAAATTCTACATCTCTAAGTTTTGATTTAGGTCTTTCACTACCTAATGCTATAATTCTTTCAGTTCCTCTTGCAGTATCTGGCTGTTCTCCCACTCCTTGCATAATCTCTGGAATACCAAAAATAAAGTTTATATAAAACTCACACTGCTGTATCAATCTATAAAACTCTCCAGTCA